GGAAGCCTTACGGCTCTACGTGCCTATTTGGCACGCTTCAAGACCCTCGTGAATCACTCCACCAGGGTTGAGCTTTCCGATAACACAGAAGGCTCAGCTGATTTCTCAGCATGAGTACAAGGTCACTCTTATCGAGATCCTTCTCCGCCACGACCCGGTAGTTAACCAGGCCGCGAACGGGAAGTGACCAGTCGTCTGAACGGGCACCGTCCTGCCGTGCGCGCAGAAGCGCGACAGCGACTTGTGTCCAATGATCCAGCTCACCAAGATCACCATACTGAGGGCGAACCTCCAGCATGAATGTCCTTGGGCGCTGCCACGCCTCGGATAGCCGAGGAGTACCTGAAGCATCACGCACGATGTCGTAATGCGCACGGTCGTCTGGGCGGAAGCCCAGGTCGCCCGCGGGGTCTGTAGGCAGGACTGGATACAGGTGTGTCTTAGCAAGGTAGCGAAGCTTGCGACAGGCCCCCCGGAGGGGGAACACCTTGTTATCGAGAAGGTTGTTGTGGAACGAAATGAGGGTGGGAAGTGAGACACTCCCACTCTCACACTCCAAGGTGGCCGGACGTACCGGAACTCCCTTGAAGAAATCCGCTCCACAACTCTCGCGAAATGGACCCTCAAGGAAGGTCTTCTTCGCGTTGAACCGGAAACCGAGATAGTGCGCAAAGGCCATGTAGGCCTCAGCGTGATCACGGCGTAGGACGACGTCGTCGCCATACACCGCGAACTCTCGGCGCCGGACGTACTCTTCAATCGGCAGGTCCTGGGTGGCATAAGTAGCTGCCCAGAAGATCAACGTTTCAACCACGAACGTTGTGCCGTTACCCATCCCAGCGTACATCTCGTACGTGTGGGAGCCGCCACCCAACTGTGGGGGAGCGACATAGCCTGGGGTCCGTGTCCTTTGCAGGAACTTAGACCATGCAGGAGGGAAGAAGAGTCGGACGAGTTCGTTTGCGATCAGATTCGACGCATTCGACTTATCCAAAGTGCACCAGGGGTTAGGTGAGTCCCAGCTACGGGACCCCTCCAGTGCAAGCCGTTGGTTCCAAGTCTGGTCAGACAGGTCGATCCCTGCGCGAGTGCGCAGGAGTTCAGTAACCACTGAGTGGACACCGAGTTGAACCATGCCTGAGCAGGTCGGTTGCGCCCCTATGGAACGGAGCGACGTCATGCTCTTGAAGATGAACATGAGCCTGTCGTGGCTAACGACATGCTGAAGCAGCTGCTCTCGGGCGACCCGGATAAACCCT